TTGCAAAACTATCTTCTGGTTATTCCTTGTTCGATTCTGTAGAGCAATACAAGATTGATTTTCTATTAATGGGATCTGCAAACTATAGCAAAGAATTGACTCAGGCACTTGCTAATAAAGTAATTGCAACTGCAGAACTCAGAAAAGATTGTGTTGCCTTCATCTCACCTTACAGAGGAGCATTTCTAAGTGATGGAAATGTAGGAACAGTAACTGTATATGATGAAGAAACAATTACTGATAATATCATTAGTTTCTACTCACCGATCACATCTTCTTCTTATGCAATCTTTGATGGATCATATAAGTATACTTATGATAGATTCTCAAATACATTTAGATATATCCCATTTAATGGAGATATGGCTGGATTATGTGCTAGCACCGATATTAACTTCTTCCCATGGTATTCACCAGCAGGAACTACAAGAGGTGCAATTCTAAATGTTGTTAAGTTAGCATACAATCCATCTAGAGTTCAAAGAGACAAACTCTATTCAAATAGAATCAATCCAGTTATTTTCTCTTCTGGATCTGGAGTATCTCTCTTTGGTGATAAGACTGGACTTGCAAAAGCATCCGCATTTGATCGTATTAACGTTCGCAGACTGTTTATCTATCTGGAGAATGCGATTTCTGCTGCTGCAAGAGATCAACTCTTTGAATTCAACGATGAAGTTACAAGAACAAACTTCGTAAATATCGTTGAACCATTCCTACGTGATGTTAAAGCAAAGAGGGGAATTTATGATTATGTTGTTGTTTGTGATGAATCGAACAACACAGCTGCTGTAATTGACAGTAACGAGTTTGTTGCTGATATTTACATCAAACCTGCAAGATCAATTAACTACATTGGTCTTACCTTTATTGCCACCAGAACTGGTGTTTCTTTTGATGAAGTCATTGGCACATTCTAATTTTAAAAGAGGTTAAAAAACGATGGCAACTAGGAATCAATTAAATCCACCACCATTAAGAAAAATCACTGACTTCAAGAGCAAGTTGTCTGGTGGTGGTGCCAGACCTAATCTCTTTGAAGTGGTTTTATCATTTCCTGCTGCAGCTCCAGCAGATGCCAATGTTCTTGATAAGGCAAGATTTCTTGTCAAGACAGCAGCTCTACCAGCTTCAAACATTTCTCCAATTGAAGTTCCATTTAGAGGTAGAACTCTAAAAATTGCTGGAGACAGAACATTTGATACCTGGACAATTACAGTTATCAATGATACTGACTTTTCAATCCGTTCTGCCTTTGAGAATTGGATGAATACAATTAACAAAGTATCAGATAACACTGGTATAACAAATCCAGCAAATTATCAGGCAGATGCTTATGTTTATCAACTTGATCGTGACGGATCAACTTTAAGAGCATATCATTTCTATGATATTTTCCCAACTAACTTAAGTGCAATTGATCTATCATATGATTCTGGTGGAGATATTGAGCAGTTTACTGCTGAGATGCAAGTTCAGTGGTGGGAAGCAATTAAAGGCAATAGTCCTGCAGCTGGCGGTGTAGACATCAACTAAATATAATATACAAGCAGTTTAAACTTATAAAATGGCAAAACTTTTTGGTTTTTCGATTGAAGATAACGAACCAAAATCTAAATCTATAGTTTCCCCCGTCCCACATAACAGTGACGACGGGGTTGATAATTATATTGCTAGTGGGTTCTATGGTCAATATGTTGACATTGAAGGTGTCTATAGAACAGAATATGATCTGATTAAAAGATATCGTGAAATGGCATTACACCCAGAGTGCGATAATGCCATTGAAGATGTCGTTAACGAAGCAATTGTAAGTGATCTTTATGATTCACCAGTAGAAATTGAATTATCTAATCTAAATGCAAGTGATAAACTGAAAGAGGCGATTAGAAACGAATTTAAATATATCAAAGAGATAATGGACTTTGATAAAAAGTCCCATGAAATTTTTAGAAATTGGTATGTTGATGGTAGACTTTATTATCTGAAAATTATTGATATCAAAAATCCTCAGGCAGGAATTCAGGATTTGAGATATGTTGATCCTATGAAGATGCGTTTTGTTCGTCAAGAAAAAAAGGTATCCGATAAGGATGGTTTTACTAAGGATTTGGGATCATATTCATCCAATTTTAGAGATTCGACAAAATCTTTATATCCAGAAGTCGAAGAATACTACGTTTATACTCCACAACAAAATTATCCCACTGGATCTACTGGACTGATTTCCACTGCAACTACACAAGGAAAGGGTCTTAAAATTGCAAAAGATTCAGTAACATATGTTACTTCTGGATTAGTTGATAGGAATAAAGGAACTGTTCTTTCATATTTACATAAAGCAATCAAGGCACTTAACCAGTTGAGAATGATTGAAGATTCTCTGGTTATCTATAGATTGTCTCGTGCCCCAGAACGTCGTATCTTTTACATTGATGTAGGTAATCTTCCAAAGGTAAAGGCAGAGCAATATCTTCGTGATATTATGATGCGTTATCGTAATAAACTTGTTTACGATGCTTCAACTGGAGAAGTTCGTGATGATAAAAAGTTTATGAGTATGCTTGAAGATTTTTGGCTTCCAAGAAGAGAAGGTGGCAGAGGAACTGAAATCACAACACTCCCTGGTGGACAAAATCTTGGAGAATTGACAGACGTTGAATACTTCCAGAAAAAACTTTATAGAGCACTTGGTGTTCCCGAATCAAGAATTGCTGGAAGCAGTGGTGGATTTAATCTCGGAAGATCTTCTGAAATCTTAAGAGACGAACTTAAGTTTTCTAAATTTGTAGGACGCTTAAGAAAGCGTTTTGCAAATATGTTTAATGATATGCTTAGAACTCAATTGATTCTTAAGAATATTATTACCCCAGAAGACTGGGAGATGATGGAGGATCATATTCAATATGATTTTTTATATGATAATCAATTTGCCGAATTAAAAGAATCTGAATTGATGCAAGATCGCCTAGGACTTCTTGCATCGATTGAACCATATATTGGAAAATATTACTCTCAGGAGTATGTTCGTAAAAGAATTCTTCGTCAAACTGATAGTGAAATTATTGATATCGATAATCAAATTCAAGAAGAAATTGCTGCTGGAAAAATCCCAGATCCAAATTCAATTGATCCAATAACAGGACAACCTCTTGCTGGACTTGCTGATGCATCTGCTCAGGCAACAGAAATTGATGCAAATGCAGCAGCTTCGGATTTAGGGGCAGTTCCAACAGAACCGAATATTGATCAACAAGGTGCAGTGACAGATGCACAGATGCAAAAAGATACTAAAAAGGCTGAGATATAAATAAAGTATACAAGTATATTAATTTTTTTATGGAAGAAGTTATCGACCTGATTGCCACGGATTCTCCAGCATCTCAGGTAACTGACAAAATTAAAGAACTGTTGTTTGCAAAAGCGGCAGAAAAAGTTGATGCGGCACGTCCAATTGTTGCAACTTCATTGTTTGGTGGAGAAAGTGAAGGAGAAATTGACTCAACAGAGGACGAAGAATAATGGCATTAAAGATTGTTCAGTCATATAATCAACATTTTGCTGGTGCTGGTGCCGCAACAACTTCAGTAGGTATCGCATTGAAAACTGGTTATATTCGAGTATCAACTGCAGCAACCGCAGTCTATATTGATATTGGCGGAGCTCCTGTTGCAACAACTAATTCTTTTCATATTCCATCACAATCGACGGAAATTCTAAAAGAAAGAGTTGCAAGACAAAGAATCGCTGGAATTACAACAGGATCGACTACGGTTATTACTTTTGATGAAAACGTAGGTAATCCATTTTCAGTTGGTGATTATGTAACAATTGAAAATGCTTTTCCCGCAGGAATTAACACTTCTCACATTCTTGTTACTGCAACAACAGATTCTTCAACAACAATTGCTTATAACAGCACTGCTTTATCGGGGATTGCGGTAACAACTGCAACTCTTGCAAGAAGTGTAAAGATCTCAGCATTGGGAACTGTTTCAGTAGCAAACTTAAGTATTGCCGAAGTCCAAATTTCATCTCAAGCATAAGAAAATGAAACTCATCACAGAAGAAGTCTCACAAGTTAAGTTTATTACCGAAGGTAAAGGTTCAGCAAAGAAAATGTATATTGAAGGTATTTTCCTTCAAGGTGATATCTGCAACCGTAACGGAAGAATGTATCCGATGGAAACTCTCTCCCGTGAAGTTAATAGATATACAGAAGCCTTTATTAATAAGGGTCGTGCCCTTGGTGAACTTGGACACCCTGATGGTCCAACCGTAAATTTGGATCGTGTTTCTCACAAGATTGTTTCTCTTGAGCAAGATGGAACAAACTTTAGAGGTAAGGCACAACTCCTTGAAACCCCAATGGGAAAAATTGCACAATCTCTTTTAGATTCTGGAGTTTGCCTTGGTGTTTCTTCTCGTGGTGTTGGTTCACTAAAGATGACTAATGAAGGTCATAAAATTGTCGGTGAAGACTTTATGCTTGCAACAGCAGCAGATATCGTTGCCGACCCTTCTGCACCTGATGCTTTTGTTTCGGGAATTATGGAAGGTAAAGAGTGGGTTTGGGAAGGAGGAATCCTTCGTGAAAAACTAGCAGAATCAACAAAGCGTAGAATTAATACACTAGTTGATCAAAGAAGACTTGAAGAGCATAAGTTGAATCTTTTCAACGAATTCCTTTCAAATCTTTAATTTAATAAATAAATATAGATTAAATATTCTCAATCTAAAACAAATGTCCGTTGGTAGAAATTTACAAGAAATGGAAAACGTAGTAACCAAAGGGGCTGCATCTGCCGAACCAATGCATAAGTTAGATCTGGTAACCCCAGGTCAAACCGCTGGTTGGGAAGATCTTGGTGGTCCTACAGTAGACAATTATCGTCCAGACGATGATTCAGCAAAAGTAGATGTTCCTGGCAAAACTCTTGCACAGGTTGCAAATGTTGTCAATGCCAAGGCAAAGGCAGCAGAACCTATGAAGACGATGGCTAAGGAAGAAGTCGAAGACGAAGAAGAACTCGTCGAAGACGAAGCCGCCGAAGAAGAGGTTGTTGAAGAGGAAGAGGAAGAAGAAGTAACCGAAGGCTCTCATTATGAGAGTGGTAAAGTTGATAAAAAAGATAAGAAAAAGAATAATTCTGATGATATGTCAGAAGATGATAAAGAAGAAACAGCTTGTGAAGAGTTTGACATCGAAGAAGATGTCAATGCTCTCCTTGCAGGTGAGGATCTTTCCGAGGAATTCCAAGAGAAAGCCCGCACAATCTTCGAAGCAGCAATCAAAACTAGAGTTGCTGAAATTAAAGAAGATCTGCAATCAGCTTATGAAGCAGCTCTTGTAGAAGAGGTTGCAGAAATCAAATCAGAACTTGTAGATCGTGTTGATGCATACCTTGAGTATGTTGCTGAAGAGTGGATTAACGAAAATGCACTCGCAGTTGAGCACGGTCTTAAGACTGAAATGACTGAATCATTCCTATCTGGAATGAAGAGTCTTTTTGAAGATCATTATGTATCAATCCCTGAAGATAAATATGATGTCATCGAGAGCATGGTAGATAAACTTGATGAAATGGAAGCAAAACTCAACGAGCAAATTCAGAAGAATGTTGCTCTGAATAGAAGATTAGCAGAGTCAGTAACCGAAGTAATTTTTGCAGAGGTCTCTGAGGGTCTAGCACTTTCTCAGAAGGATAAACTCGCTTCTCTTGCCGAAAATGTTGAGTTTGACAGTGAAGCAGACTATCGTGAGAAACTGGTAACACTGAGGGAATCATACTTCCCATCAAATACTGGTACTCAAAGAAACGTTTCGGAAAATCTTTCTGAAGAAGTTGAATATAATGATGAAGTAATTGTTGAAGGTGTAATGGGCAGATATCTTCAGACTCTTTCCAGAGTTTCTAGAAAGTGATTTCTTAATTATAAATCAAACTAAAAAACAACACTTTTAAAAAGAGGTAAATCAAATGCAAATGTTCAATGCCGAGCATCTGCAGGAGAAGTGGGCACCAGTCCTTGACTATCAGGGACTAGATGCAATCAAAGATTCGCATCGTAGAATGGTTACTGCTGTCCTGCTCGAAAACCAAGAAAAGGCACTCCGCGAAGAGCGTGAGTTCCTCTATGAGGCTCCAATCACCAACAACACCAACACTGGTTCAAACGCTGGTTTCTCAGCTGGTGCTTCTTCACCTGTTGCTGGTTTCGACCCTGTTCTGATCTCACTGATCAGACGTGCAATGCCTAACCTGGTCGCTTATGACCTAGCTGGCGTTCAACCAATGAACGGTCCTACTGGACTCATCTTCGCAATGCGTTCACGTTACAGAACGATGTCAGGTAGCCCTGGATCGGAAGCTCTGTTCAACGAAGCAGATACCGCATTCTCAGGTCAAAGTGCTAACTTCAACAGAACCTCTGGTTTCGTTGATGGTGCCGTTGGTCTTGGTACAACTGCACAAGCAGGTTCAAACCCAGGTCTTCTCAACCCACAAGCTTCTCAAGCATACAACACCTATAACACAGGTGAGGGTATGAGAACTGATGACGCAGAAGCACTTGGTGGTGATTCTGGTCAGTTCAACGAGATGGCATTCTCGATCGAGAAAGTCACCGTTACCGCTAAGTCACGTGCTCTGAAGGCTGAGTACTCACTTGAGCTTGCTCAAGACCTCAAGGCAATCCACGGTCTGAATGCTGAGGCTGAACTCGCAAATATTCTCTCAACCGAGATTCTTGCTGAGATCAACCGTGAAGTTATCAGAACCATCTATAAGGTTGCTGAGTCGGGTGCCCAGAACAACACTGCTACTGCTGGTACTTTTGACCTCGACGTTGACTCCAATGGTCGTTGGTCAGTTGAGAAGTTCAAGGGTCTGATCTTCCAGATCGAGCGTGACGCAAACGCTATCGCCCAGAGAACTCGTAGAGGGAAGGGTAACATGATCCTCTGCTCCGCTGATGTTGCTTCGGCACTCACAATGGCAGGCGTTCTTGATTACACCCCAGCTCTGAACGCAAACCTCAATGTTGATGATACTGGCAACACCTTCGCTGGTGTTCTGCAAGGTAAGTATCGCGTATACATTGATCCATATTCGGCAAACGTATCCAACAGCCACTACTATGTTGTTGGTTATAAGGGTTCCTCGCCTTATGACGCTGGACTCTTCTATTGCCCATATGTTCCTCTCCAAATGGTACGTGCCGTTGGTGAGAACACCTTCCAGCCAAAAATCGGCTTTAAGACCAGATACGGTCTTGTTGAGAACCCATTCTCACAAGGCACCACTGCTGGTGCTGGTACTCTCACTCCTAACGCCAACCGTTACTACAGAAGAGTACGTGTTGAGAACCTTATGTGATCTCAATTCACGTGTAAGTCAGAGGGTCTTCGGACCCTCTTTTTTTATCTAAATAAAAATAAAACACGATGGCAAGCGTATTTGATAGACAAATACAGAATAGGAATTACCTTTCTCCAATTGGATTTAAGTTTACCCTTGCAAAAGAACCAAAGGTAACTTTCTTTTCAAACTCAGCAAGAATTCCAGAAATAAATTTAATCCTGGCTAGACAACCATCATATTTGAAGGACATTGATATTCCTGGAGAAAAATTGACATATGGTGATTTTAACTTAAGGTTTCTTGTTGATGAGAACATGGAAAACTATATGGCAATCCACAACTGGTTGACTGGATTGGGTTTTCCAGAAACCACTACTCAATACCAAGATCTAACTACAACTTCTCTTGGATTGAGAGATGAAAAATCAGCGTTTAGTGATGGATCTCTTCGTATCCTAAATAGCAACTACAAAGATATTGCAATCATTAAATTTTTGGATCTTTTTCCAGTCTCTTTGACTTCCCTAGAGTTTACGGCAACGGATACAGATATCAACTACTTTACAGCAGAGGTATCTTTCAAGTATACTGTATATCAGATATTAGGTATTGACGGAAGACCACTATGAACCTTGATGAAATTCAGGAAATGTGGCAGAGAGATTCTGTCATTGATCCTGATAATTTACATGATGAATCTTTAAAAATTCCTCAACTTCACGCTAAGTATTATACAATCTATAATACGATTACTTTGTTGCGTGAAAAAGCAAGGGAAACTTTTAATCGTGTCAGACTTGAACGTTACAACTATTACACTGGAAAGGCACCACAAGAGGTTTATGAGGAAGAACCGTTTCCGTATAAAGTTCGTGACAAAGAGGCAATACAAAGGCATATGGATGGGGATGAGAGACTAAGTAAGATAGAACTCAAAATAAGATACTATGACATTATGCTCAAGTTTTTGGAAGAAGTAATCAAAAC